GGCAGACCTGACGCTATTGCGGGCGGCCCGAATCGCCATCGAGGCCGGGGCCTACACTCTCGCGGGGCAAAGCGCATCGCTGTTGCTCGGGCGGCTCGTTGCGGCAGAGGCCGGGAGTTATTCCGTCACAGGGCAGGACGCCGCGTTCATCCGCGCTCTCCGCGTTCTGGCTGAGGGCGGGGCCTACGCCGTCGCGGGACAGGACATCGCGCCGCTCGCGGCGAGGCGGCTTGCGGCTGAGGCTGGCGCGTATTCAATCACAGGCCAAGATGTCACGCTCGTTTATACTTCACTCGGCCACTACATCATCACGGCAAGCGGGGGCGTCTACGCCATCGTTGGCTCCGACGCTTCGCTCCTGCGTGGCGCGAAGGTAGCGGCAGAGTCGGGAACCTACGTTGTCACAGGCAAAGAAGCCTCGACGCGGATTGCCCGAATGATTGCGGCAGGGGCCGGGACCTACGCGGTCAGCGGTCAGGACGCCGCACTTCTCAAGGCCAGCATCCTGAGCACAGAGCCGGGAGCGTATATCGTGACAGGGCAGGAAGCGGCGACGCTCCTCGGTCGTGCCATCGACGCTGGGGCAGGAGCCTATGTTATATCGGGCGCGGCGGCGGAGTTGCTCAGAAACGCGAGGCTCGACGCGGGGACGGGACTCTACATCATCGCGGGCAAAAGCGCGGACCTGCTGTGGAGCGGCGTCTACGTTCCTCCCGGCGATGTCCCATGTTCCGAGTGGGCTTCCCGCGCTCGGTGCGGTGAACCGAAGGGCGTAAAATGCACTGTGGTCGGAAAGAAGTGCGTTGTAATCGGCCCGAAGCCGAAACGGTGTAATTAGGAGGACGCGATGTCTTACTTCATAAACCTAGCAGATGCAAATGCTCAAATTGCCGCACGCAAGTTTGACACGGCTCCGTGGGACGAAATTCCTACCGATGCCGCAAAGTTGGCTTGCCTCGCGCAGGCCTATGACCGCATCTACTACTCGAAGGAGTTCATCCTGCCGACCTACGCTGAGGCGAGCGTCGCTGACTTGGTCGTCTTGCAAAAGGCCCAGATTGAGATGGCTTTTTACCTTGCCATTCATGCCTCGGACGAGGACCGCAGGAAAGGCCTTCAGGCACAGGCCACAGTCGGGGCGGGCATCGTCAAAGAGACCTACGACAAGGACAAACTCTACGACACGCCCATCCCGCCGTTTGTCCGCGACCTGCTTTGCGCCTACCTCGCCGGAGACCCCGGGCAGGAGTTCGGCGCGGTTGACCTCTGCCGGGACGAGAACGAATCGGTCGGCACAAAGGTCTGTGACTTCGACTAAGGAGGCCGTGACAGGCTCAGGATATGGCTTGCTATGCGTGCAGGAGGCTCCAGGCGACCGTTTCCCACGACGGGGCAGGCATTTCCTCGCTCCGAGCGGATTCGGCCCGCCTAGTGGCCCTTTACAAGGTCGCGGCTAAAATGGTGAAATCCGAGTTACTTGCCGTCGCGCCGGACGATTATAGTCCGAGCGATGCGGCGAAAGCCATGCAGGAGATACGGGGGACAGTCAAGGACCTCGAGCGGGCTTCCTCGCGATGGCTGGAGGTCAGCGTCAGCCGCCACTATTCGAAGGCCGCCTCGCGCTCCCGCATTGCTCTTGAGATACTCGGCAAGAAGCCTCGCAAGAAGCCCTACGAAGACCACAAACGCAGGCTCATCGACGACGCCGAACTTGTCCTGCGTCGGGCGAATCAGTCCATCATCGAGACCTCGGCGAAAATCCTTTCGTTGACGGCGATGGCCGCGCGCGAAATTGCCGCCCGCAGGTCGTTCGTTCAGGAGTTCGATTTTTCACAGGCCGAAAAACGAGTCGCGTCGATGGCGGCAAAGACCGTTGCCGAGGAAGAAGCGGCTGGCGCCCTGACCACGAAGGTCCGCAAGTATCTCGTCAGCCTCGTCAGCAATGACCAGTTCGTCACCGTCAACGGTCGCCGCTACGACATGAAGTATTACTCCGAGTTGGTCGCCCACACGACCCTCGCGGAATCGCAAACGGCGGCCACGCTCGACCTGTGTGACCAGTTTGAAAACGACTTGGTGAAGTGGTCGGACCACCAGACCCAATGCGCCGAGTGCGCGAAATATGAAGGCCGGACCTTTAGCATTTCCGGCAACCACCCGAAGTATCCGTATCTCGAAGCAGAGCCGCCGATTCATCCGAACTGCGAGCATGCGCTATTGCCCACCTCCGATATCTCCATTGCAGTCGAGAAGAAACACGGACGCTACCAGACTCCCGGCTCGTTGATAGGAGGATAGGATGAGCATGATAGACGTTTACTGCGTTGACCCCATCACGATTGTCCGGCACGTCGGCTACGACGCTTGGAATCAGCCCATTGTCGATTCGGGTTCCGCGTCTGGCTCTGCGTCAATCTCTGCATCCGGCTCCGCGGCGATTGTAATAAAAGCGTGGGTGCAATGGAAAATCAATCTCGTCCGAGACTCCAAGGGCGAGGAGGTCACATCTTCCATTATGGTCTATATTCCGAAGAAGGTCGAGAGGGCGGAATACTTGGGGCGCGAACTCACGCTTGAGGACCGCATTATCATCGGGGCGGCCACTTTTGACAGGGCCATTATTGCCATCTTGAAACCGAAATCTTTCTCCCGGCCCTATTATGAGGTATACTTGGCCTGAGAAATAACGATGGCGAACACAGTCGGCATTAAACTTGACGCGAGGAAACTTGAGGCCTCCCTTCGCCGCCTCGATGCCGATTACGTCAAAGTCGTCGGGCCTGCCCTGTTCGATGCCGGGAACCGCGTCCTTGAGGACGCCATTTATATCAAGCCAATGGCCCCGAAACGAAAGGGATTCCTGCGGCGGAGCGCGAGGACCGAAGGTCAGGACGGCCTGAAGAAGTCAGGGAAGAATCAAAAGCGGACGGCCTTCAAAAAGGCTTCCGTGTGGCTTATCAGGGCCGGATTCAATATCGTCTATGCCGCTCGCTGGCACGAACTGTCGGTCGCGGAGGAAGGGACTATCCAATGGACGAAGACCAAAGGCGCGCCTGAACCGGGGCGGAAATACCTCGAAGCGAAGCTGGCCCGATTCGGTGACGAGTATTTGGAAATCATCGGCAATCACGTCAAACAATTCCTCTCAGGGAGGAAGAAATAATGTTCCGAGAAATCTGCCAACTCATCGCAGACCGCACCGGGTTTGTTCTCGGTGACACCCTGCAAGTGGGCCACTACGTTCAGGACGCTCCCGTCCGTTGCGTCCTCCTGCAGGAGGCCGACGGAGTTCCGAACTTCTACTGCCCCGACATGGTGAACCTGCACGTCCAGTGCATCGTCCGCGCCGAAGCGAGTGACGAAGCCCGTCAGGATGCGTGGACTCTTTATCATGCCCTGCACGGGACGAGCGGCTGGCAGTTACCGAGGCTTGACGGAAGCGGGGAGGACTATCTCGCCATGACAGTTGAGGCCATCATGTCCCCGCAGTATCTCGGCGAGGACGGCAACCGCCGCCATATCTACACGATTACTTTTATTTTTCGCATGGAAGAAGGCACCTGTGAACTCGTCTCGGGTTCTGGTGCATAACTCATTTATTTTAGGAGGTTTATATGCCTACTTCCCCAATGCGTGACATGGGGCCGTGCATCATGGTGTATGGCTGGGACGAGAGCGATGCCGCTGAACTCGGCAAGACTCTCGGAGGCGTGAAGGTCACCATGGAAACCAACGCCGCCGACATTCTTGAGGACCAAGCCGGAGACGCCGCCGTCAACGCCGTCCTCACAGGGTCGGTGGTCGGGGTCGAAGCCACGCTGACCCGGCTGTCCCACGCTCAGTTGGCCCGCGTCCTCAACGTCGAGGTCGATTCGGACGGCAATGTCCCCATCGAAAATCAAATCGGGTGCGACCTTTACGACCTCGCCAAGTCCCTGCTCATTATCCCGCTCTGCGGGAACGAGCCTTCGGACGACCCGTCGCAATGGCTCCTGCTCTACAAGACCTACCCGGTCGCGGGACTCGAGCTGGTCTATGACAAGGACACTCAGCGGACCTTCCCGGTCAAGTTCAAGGTCTTTGTGTCCCAGGAATCGGCGACGCTCGGCAAGTTCGGCACGGCTGGGCTTCCTGCCAGCGCAAGCCTTCTGGGGGCCTAATGACCTTAGTCCTGAAGGTCGATACGAAGGCCTCTCTGCACGAACCGCTTGAGGTAGAAATCGACGGACGCATTCTCAAGGTGAAAGAAGTCACCTTGGGGGGGCTTGAGGAAATCCAATCGCTGACCCCCGACCTCCTCGGAGGCTCGGCGGCCGCCGTCAAAAAAATCCTCTCGCTTCTGCTTGAGGGGGAGAACGACGAATTGTTCGCCTCGCTTCCTCTCTCGCGGCTCAAGCCCTTGGTCGAGACGCTGGTAGCGCGGTCCGTCAACCCGACAGAAGAAGAAAAAAACGGGCAGAGGCCGGGGGACGAATCCTCGTCCTGATAGCAAGCGAGTTTCCCGGCCAATTTTCTGTCGCCGAAATGATGGCGATGGGAATGCGAGACTTGACGTTCTGGTCGAGAGAGGCGAGACGCAAGATGCTCAACCGTCGCATCGAGAAGTTCAACGCTACCCTTCTGCCTTACCAGAAGCCCGACGCGATTCAAAAGGTCCGAGATGCCCTGCAACGGGAGGCCATCGAATTCCAAGACGAGGGCCGCATTGCTCTCATCGAGGAGGTCGAGCGCACCAGCCAAGTGCGAATCGAGGACTACGAGCGCAGGAAGCGGGAGCGGCAGGCGCGGAGGAAGTCGTTAGGTTTGAAGTCGAAAAAGAAAAAGCGAAAACTCTCCCACAAGGCAGGTCGTCAGTTCTAGGAGGATGAGATGAGTTTTATGGCAGGTTCGGTATTCGCGGACCTTGTCCTTGACGACAAGAAGTGGACTGAGGGAATAAACAAGACAATAG